TTTTCATCTGGAATCAAATTAGATGGATCATTTAGTTATATCGGGGATATCAGGAATTCCGAGGTTGTTTATATTGCGGAGGGATTTGCAACGGCGGCATCAATAAATGAGATTACTGGCCATGCGGTTTTGATTACATTTAATTGCCATAATATTTATAAGGCAGTTAAAACTCTCCGGGATATCAATCGATATTGCCGGGTTATTATCTGCGCGGATAATGATCGCAATCGGGTTAATCATTACACTGGTAAAAAAGAAAATATCGGAGTTATCCGGGCAAAATATACCGCTAGAAAAATTTCAAATTGCATTGTTCGGGTTCCCCGGTTTCCATCGGGCCATGATGATTTAACCGATTTTAACGATTTATTCCAGGTTGATTCCGAGGGGATTGTTGAGCAATTGGGGTTCAGTTCCGGGGATTTTGTTGAGGTTATTTGTTTGGGCAGGCAGGGTAAAAAGTTTTATTACTTTTCAACTGAAACCAAGCAGGTGGTTGATTTATCCGCCGATCAGCATTCGAAAAACTATTTTTTAACCATGGCGGATGCTCAATATTGGGCGGATTTATATGGTTATAAATACGATAAGGATGGAAATGAAACCGATAAACCTGATTGGGATATCGTCCAGGAAAAAGTTTTAACCAAGCAGAGGGCAATCGGTTTTTTCAATCCGAAAAATGTTCGGGGTTATGGTTGTTGGTTTGACGAGGGAGAGTTGGTTGTAAATTTCGGGGATAATTTGCTCCATAAAAATGAGCTAACCGAAAAGGTTGAATCAAAATATCTTTATGAATCCGGCGATCCTCTCGAGGTTGATTTGGATAATCCGCTATCAAATGCGGAGGCCAGAAAAATTCCGGCATTATTTAAAAAACTTAATTATAAAAATAAATCTGATTTTATTTATCTGGTTTCCTGGATTGGTCAGGCGCAGATATTCGGGGCATTGGATTGGAGATTTCAGGCATGGTTAACTGGATCGCGGGGATCGGGTAAAACTGAAATCCTGCGGATGGTTGCTAACTTCGTTTTCAATTCGGAAATATATCAATCAGTAACGGCGGCATCAATTCGGCAGCATCTTAGATCGAATGCGCTGCCAATGATTATTGATGAGGCCGAACCTAATAATCAGGATGAGCGCAGGCGGATGGATGGGGTTATTGAATTGATCCGACAATGCTCATCGCGGATTAATACAAAAACGCTGCGGGGAACAACCAGCGGCACTGCGTTGGAATACAACGTGAATTCGGTTTTTCTTTTATCATCGATTCAAACCTATTTACCGACCATGGCAGATAAGTCTCGTTTTTTTGAAATTGAAATGGCGGATAATAAAAATCAGGATCCGGAGAGTTGGATCAAAATCCAAAATGATTATTCCGAGATATCTAGTTGGGCGCCTCGATTGTTTGCGCGGTTTGTTAATCTTATTCCGGTTGTTCGGGAAAATATTGCATCAACTAAAAAGTTATTAACAAAATCCGAATTAGTTCAGGATAAGCGGTCGGCAGATCAACTGGCAGTCGCAATTGCCGTTTATTTCGCGTTCTATTCCGATGGGCAGATTGATCCGCAATTTGTAGTTGACGCGGCGGAGGCGTTGAATTTGGGAGCGAGTGAGTATGAGAATGCGAACGCAGAGGATGAGGCGGAAAAATGCCTTGAGGAAATTATGGGATTGATCATTGATCGGAGCGTGGGGCGAACAATTGAAAGTTGCCTGGTTAATGGGGGCGGCGATGATTTGTTGGCGGCATATGGCATTAAAATGATCAAGGGGAATCTATTTATTCATACGGCCAATGTTGAATTGAAAAAATTAACGGCCAATTCAATGTATTCAAATTTAACCAGTGTACTAAAGCGGCATCCTAGTTTTATCAGGTATGGCGAGGGATTTATAAACAAAACTAAAAAAGGGGTTCATCTGAAATGGAGCAACAATTAGAGGAAATTTGGGATTTTATGCAGAATAAAGGCATTGCAGACTTGGAACTATTTAAAATGATTGTTGATGCCTCAAAAAATTATCCAAACGAGGATCCGGAATGGGCGGTTTCAAAAGGGATTGCATTGCTCCATAACGCTGCAAGTAAAATTTGCGGAGAGTCGAAAAGGTAATAGGTAATGAAAAGGTAATGAAAAAGGTAATGAGGCAAGTTGTTAAAATTAATCTGGAATCCCCTATTTCATTACCTTATTACCTTATAAATAGAGTTATACTAATATAATAATAAAAAGAGAGAGAGAGTGTTTTTTTTATATATTAGTATGTATTCCCCTGAAATGGGGGTAATGAGGGTAAGATGCCTGAAATTACTCAGTTTTGAGGGTAATGAAATAGGTAATAAATAGGTAATAATGCTGCGGTGATCAGTAATAAGTTTGCCAATCGCGCCAACAATTTTAATCAGTTAGAGAGATATTACCCGGTAATTTTCAATTATCAACTAAATTTTTTGATTTTTAATTGGGCGGAGAGTTGATTTCTTTTGCTGGTTGCGCTATTCAGGACGCAATACATAAACAAAGGAATCAAAAATGAAAAAATGCCGCGCGTGCATGGAAACAAAAAACAATTCAGAATTCGGAAAACTCGTCAATTCAGGGGATGGGTTAAATTCATATTGCTTATTTTGCAATAATCTCATTGCGAACAAAGGTTATCGAGTTGCAAGTTTACGCCCAAAAGGAATGGAGGATTATGTTTTTCCAAAGGGGCGGAAAAGAAAAAGCCAGAAAATCGCCAAAAAACCTCAAAAACCAACTCAAAAAGCAACAAAAGAGTTGAAAAATGATCATTCTGATGTTGAAAATAGGCTTTTCGAATTACTCTATCAGTTTCCAGTGATTAAAAGAGATGTTCGGATAACCATGGGCATGGCGTTAATTTCAAATCTTTTAATTGGAATATTGTTATACAGGTTGTTCTAGTCTTCTCCAGAGTTTAGAGCATGAGGATCAAGGCGTTAAGTCAACCGTTTGCCTTGATCCTCTATTTTTCAAATACATTAACAAAGGAATCAAATATGCAAGGCGTTAGGCTGATTGGAAAACGAAAACAGAAAATCATCAATCGAATAAATCACTGGGGCAAAAAATTGCAACTCCAGGGCATCAATGTAAAACAGTTACAAAATAATAAGCATCTCGGATTTAAAGGTTGGGCCAAATTAACAACAAAAGAATTAACCGGATATTGTTCCCGCCTCGCTGAATTTTATTATTCTCAAAAACCATAAAAAATGGGCGATTAAATCGCCCTTTTAATCAATTAGCCCGCTGTAAATGCCTGAAATTTAATAAATCGCCAATTTGAGATAATATATATCAATAGTGCAATACCTGCCCGGAAATGAAAAAAATAAAAACTTAATAAGGGGAGATTTATGAAAAGCAAAAACAATGATTATCGATGTTCATGTTGCAACGAAATGAAAAATAAATATAACAAAACTCTCCGCGTTTGGGATGAGGAAACAATTGGGGGCAAAAAAGCGGATGATAGGGTTGACGTTTATATTTGCCGAAAATGTAATTCTGAAATTTCAAGGGCCGGATTTTTTGGCGTTAAACAATTTAAAGGTTATTAATTATTTTTTAAAAAAATAGCGCCTGCAATGGGCGCTTTTGACTCTCCCCCGCATCCAATCTAAAATCAAAAAATAAACCAACCTGCGCGAAACGGAATTCGCCATATCTCAAAATCAGAGGAACAATGGCAAAAGTCGGACGCCCAACCAAGTATCCACGAAGTAAAAAAAAGCAAGCAGAGTTATGCCAGGCCCTAATTGATCATGGGCGCTCGGGATTATCTTTTGAAACCTTTGGTGTTTCAGATACCGCCGTTGAGCTACTCGGGGGATACACTGTTAAAGATACTTTATACCGATGGATTAAAAAATATCCTGAATTTTCAGACGCCAAAAAAGCTTTTACGGAATTATCGCGGCAGTTTTGGGAGAAAATTGCCAATGATCATTTGACTCATTATCGCGATGGAAAACAATTAAACTCTGCCGTTTGGATCTTTAACATGCGCAACCGATTTGGTTGGCGTGATAAACCAGAGGATCAAGAGCAAGCGCCAACCGATGTTAATGTTAATATCAAATTCTCAAAAAAGACTGAGGCGGATGTTGATGAATAAGGTTTTGGAATTTAAAAAATCCGAGATTGAATCAATCGGTTCAATAATGGAGCGAGATTTTAAAACCGATCAATTTATTTGCGTTGCCTATAACCCTGAATCTGAATCATTTTATACTTTCATTCCCGATCATCTTTTGGATATCAATTTCGTTTACATGCTACAAATTTTAAAGGATCGCAGGTTAGCCGTTGAACCTTAATGTTGATGTTGGCCTATGGGATCAACAATACCATTTTATGAGCGCGCCCCAGCGTGATGTTTTACTCGAATGCGGCATTGGTTATGGAAAAACATTTGCGGGGGCAATATGGGCAGTAACGAACGTTTTTCATTATCCGGGTTGCCCCGGTATGATTTCATCCAGAGATTTTCCTCAGTTAAAAAAAGCTGTAATCCCAGAAATGAAAAAAGTTTTGGCAATGTTCGGATTAAGGGAAAAGAAAACCGGGAATCTGGGGCCATTAAATTACCGATTCAATGGATCGGATTACACTTATTCATTCTGGAACGGAACAATCGTTTATTGCGTTACTGCCCAAAATTATGATTCCTCATTTCGAGGGCCAAACATGGCATGGATTTGGGCAGATGAGGTTGATTATTACAAACCCGAGGCATTCCAAACAATGCTCGGGCGCCTCCGATTGAAACCGGAATTACTCCGATGCACATCATCTCCAAAGGGTTTTAACTTCGTTTGGGAGTTCTTTTATAATTCAGATGGGGCAAAAGATAGGCTAGTGCTGAACGCCCCAACCTGGGATAATTTAAACCTCTCCCCGGAATATGTTGATTCCCTCCGATCGTTTTACTCTCCCCGCCTATTCGAACAAGAATGCGGGGCCAAACGTTTGCAGATAAACGTTGGCGCTGTATTTAATGAATTCGATCGAGGGGTTAACGTTGCCCCATGCCGGGATAAACTCGGGGATGATGATCAACTTTATTTTTTTACGGATTACAACATATCTAATTACTGCGGCGTTTATCAGTTTTATGATAAAACAGATGATAAGGTTTACACGATTGGAGAGGAACATTTAAAGTTTAAGGGTTCCAGGGAAATGGCGGCGCAGATAAAAAGCAAGTATCCAAACCGCCCGGTTATTGTAATTGGGGATTCGACCGGCAACAATAAA